AAATTACCGCTATGGGTGACACCGCTCACCGCTACGTAGCAGGTCTACAATCAGGCACATTTACTATCGACTTTATGAATGACTGGGCTTCATCAGAGGTCAGCCAGACACTAAATGATGCATTTGGCAAGACTTTATCTGTATCAGTTATTACAGTTAAGGGCACAGCCGTATCAGCTGCTAACCCTACTTACCAATTCTCAATCCTGGTAAATAACCTAACACCAATCGGATCAGCTGGAGTAGCCGAAATTGCTACATCTAGCATTACATTTACTGTAAACTCTGCAATCACAGTATCGCCATCAGTGGCGTTCTAATTAAGGAGTAACAATGGCAAAGCTAAAGATTACAAGGGCTACTGGTGAAGTCACAGAACACAAGATAACACCAGGTGTCGAGTACGCTTTCGAATTGAAGTATGGCGCAGGTATTAGCAAGATGCTGCGTGAGCATGAACAGCAAACTCATATTTATTGGTTAGCTTGGGAGTGCTTGCGCAGGTCTGGCGCACAAGTACCTTTATTTAATGCAGAGTTTATTGACAGCCTAGAAACTGTCGAGGTATTAGACGAAGAAAAAAAATAACACAGCGGGATTCTATCCTTTACGGCATTGCTCAGATTTCCGTAGAAACTGGAATACCGCCTAGCGAGTTTATTAACATGGATTCGGAAATGTATCGGGCAATTATTCAAGTGTTGACCGATAGAGCTAAGGAGAGTAAAAATGCCAGCCGAGGTCGTAGGCGTTAAAGAGGTTATGAAAGGCCTTAGCTTTATCGACGAAGATCTTTATGCTCGCATTAAAACTGCCATTAGTCCACTAATGCGCCAGGTAGAAGCTACCGCTAAAGGCTATGTGCCAAGTAATGCAGAAGTATTGTCTGGCTGGTCTAAACCAATATCCTCAAATATAGATTATCGACCATTTCCAAAATATGATGCTAATACAGTTAAAGGTGGCATAGGTTACAAAGAAGGCCAAAACAGAAGATTCAAAAATGGTTTTCAAGTAGAAAATTACGTTTACAACGTTAGCGCAGCTGGCCGCATTTATGAAACCGCAGGTCGATTAAATCCACAAGGTAGAGCGCCATTTACATCTGTAAATGAAGGTGGCGGCACAATGGCGTATAAGCAAGCTGGCACAGCTAGACGTAAGAGTAGAGCGAAAAGTGCCTATAACTCTAATAACCCATTTGCAGGTTATCAATTCGTAACTGATCTACCAGAACTTACTAAGCAGCCAAAAATTAAAGATGTTAGAAGCGCTGGTAAAAAAGGACAAGGCCGCTTAATTTACAAGGCCTGGGCAAAAGATAGTCCTAGAATCTATGAAGCTATTGTAGATGCAGTAAAAGCAGGCGCTGATTATTTCAATGACAAAACAGAATTAAAGAAGGTGGCATAGTGGCCAATGTAGTCGTCTCGGCGTTAGCCACTTGGAATGGTAAGGCGCTTAAAAAAGCACAGCAAGATGTAAACGTATTTGAAAAGCGTGTTAAAAGTTTTGCACGTACCTTTGGCGTTGCCTTTAGTGGGGCAGCATTAGTAGCATTTGGCAAAAAGGCAGTTAGAGTATTTGCCGAAGATGAGGCCGCAGCCAAGTCACTACAGTTGCAGTTAGAAAATACTGGCAATGCGTTTAGAGTAAAAGAAGTAGAAAACTATATACAGTCTTTAGAAAAAACTTATGCAATATTAACTGATTTACGCAAGCCATTTCAAACATTTCTTAACCTAACAAAATCTGTAGGCTTATCACAAAGAACATTAGAGGCTGCATTAAACATAAGTGCTGGCACTGGTGAAAGTTTAGACACAGTAGTTAATGCTTTAGCGGCAGGTATTAGAGGTAAAACTAAAGCAATAGAAAATCTAAACACAGGTATAGATGCAAACATAATTAAAACTGGCGACATGAATAAGATCATGCTTGCACTTGAAGAAAGATTTAAGGGGCAGGCCGCCGCTAGATTAGATACTTATACAGGCAAAATGGATGTGCTTAAAAAGGGCGCAGACGAAGCTACTAAATCTATCGGTAGAGGGTTAGTTGATGCTTTAACCATATTAAGTAAAGATCAATCAGTTTCTAACCTTGCTACAGACTTTGAAAATCTAGGCGATAACATAGCTTATGCAATTAGAGAAATAGCCAAATTAACTAAAGGCTTTACTGACTTAGTAAGTAACCCAACATTTAAGGCTGGTTTAATAGCCATAGCCATTGCCAGTAAAAGCCCTAAGGCTGTAGCTGCTGCATTTACTATTGTTGGCGGAAGTGCCGTGCTTGGCGCTGCTACAAGTGCTAGAAAATTAAGCCCAGAAGAAAGTTCTACCCTAGCAAAAGCACGTATTCTAAATAGACGTTTAGAGGCTAGGATCATTTCTTTATCTACAGGTAAGCGCAAAGAAGAATACGAAGTCCTAAAGAAAAAAACAGAGTTAGACAAGTTAAAAGAAAAGTTTGATTTAGAGTTAATTGGTTTACAAAAAGCAAGAAATGATGCTACCACAGATGAAGTTAAAGCAAGACTAGATGGTTTAATCGCTATTGCCAAAAATGATGAGGCATTGGCTAAAAAAGCAAACGCAGAACTTGATGCTGCCGAAGCTGCCGCACAATTCGCTAAAAACTTTAATATAGCATTAGAAGCTATTAGATCAATGACCGATAAGATTAATAAGTTTATTGAAGGCCAGGTAACTACCTTTGATCAGGCTTTAGAATCTATTAGATCTCTTAACGCCAGAATTGCCGCAATGATTATGAAGCTTGGTGGCACAATGGGTACAGGTGGCGGCGGTGGCGCTACATACGATTATGCATTAGCAGAGGTTCAGGCTAAAAATGAGCAAATTAAAGCCTTTGAATATAACTTAGGTATGGAAAGTACCAGAGAATTAAACTCTCGCATTAATGAGTTTTTGGCTCAACAAACTTCTAGCCAAGTACCTACAGAAATCCGAGTTACAGTAGATGCTAATAGCGATAGGTTAAGCCAGGCTATTGCCGAGAGTATTCAAATAGCAAACAGATCTGGATATAGCACAGTACCCGCTGGATTTATCGCATGACAGTACCAGTAATAAATGCCATAATTAACTTTAGTACTGGTCCTGGTTTTGCTCAAACTCTTATTTTAGATGAAGGCAAATTAGATGTAAATATTTTGGGAGATGCCACAGCTGTAATTGTGGATGTATCTAACAGGGTTAATCGTATTGAAACCAATAGAGGCCGTACCGCATTAAGCGATCAATTTCAAACTGGCACAATGACTTTACGCATAGTAGATCAGAATGGCGATTTTAATCCACAGAATGTATCAGGGCCTTATTACAATTTGTTAACACCTATGAAGAAGGTGCAGATTACTGCTACCTATGGTGCTACTACTTATCCTATATTTTCAGGATTTATTACAAGTTATGTTACAACTTACCCAGATGAATCAGAAGCCGATTTAGCCATGACTACTATTCAAGCTGTAGATGCTTTTAGATTAGCCCAGTTAGCACAAATATCTACAGTTACTGGCGCTACCGCAGGGCAATTATCTGGCACTAGAGTTAATAAGATATTAGACGAAATTGATTGGCCAGCATCACAGCGTGATATTGATGCAGGTTTAACTACATTACAAGCAGATCCAGGCACAAACCGCACAGCACTACAAGCTTTGTTTACAGTGTCAGAATCAGAGTATGGCGCTATTTATGTGGATGCTGACAACAACTTTGTATTTCAAGATAGAGGTGTTACAGCTGGATCTATTGGTGGCACACCTACAGTTTTTGCAGATAATGGCACAGGCATAGATTACTTTGATGCTACCTGGGTATTAAATGACGTACTGGTATTTAACAAAGCCACAATTACTAGAGCTGGTGGTAGCCCACAAGTAGCCCTAAATCAAGCGAGCATAGATAAGTACTTTTTGCATAGTTATTTTTTAGATAACTTACTTATGCAATCAGATGCCGTAGCTTTAGATTATGCTCAGGCTTATGTGGCCTCTAGGCAAGAAACCTCAATACGTGTAGATGCCATAGTCCTGGACTTATATACCGATAACTACAACTCAGGCATATTGGCAGCTTTAGGTTTAGACTTTTTTGATCCGATTACAGTAAAGACTACCCAGCCTGGTGGATCACTTTTAGAAAAGACTTTACAGATTTTTGGGGTTCGAATGATGATTACCCCGAATAGTTGGAAAACTACGTTCACGACACTAGAGCCAGTCATAGATGCATTTATCCTAAATAATAGCATTTATGGTACTTTGGGCTATAATGTCCTAAGTTACTAAGGAGTAAAGATGGCAGCTGGTTTAGGGTTTAAGGATTTTACTACAGGCGAGGTATTAACTGCCGCCGACGTAGATGGCTATTTAATGCAAGGTATCTGGGTGTTTGCTAATGCAACAGCTAGAGATGCAGCTGTAACTTCTCCACAAGAGGGTAACTTTGCATTTACTAAAGATAATAATTCTTTATGGTATTACGATGGCGCAACATGGGTAGCCTCTGGTGCTACTGGAGATATTGAAGGCGTAACAGCTGGTGTAGGTATATCAGGTGGTGGCACTTCTGGCACAGTAACAATTACGAACTCTATGGCTACTGCTATCGATGCTAAAGGTGATTTAGTTGCAGGCACTGGCGCAGATACTTTTAGTCGTATTGCAGTTGGCGCAGACGCAACAGTCCTCACTGCGGATTCAAGTACTGCTACAGGATTAAAGTGGGCTTCTGCTGGTGCTTCATTTTCAGGCGCTAGTGTACATAATAGCGGAAATCAATCTATAGCCAATTCAACTGAAACAATCGCATTGTTTGGTTCAGAATATTTTGATACAGATAATTACCATAGCACATCAAGCAACACTGGTCGTTTAACTATTCCCGCTGGAAAAAGTGGTAAGTATCTTTTAATTGGTAGAGTTTGGTTTGATGTAAACGCTACTGGTTATAGAGAAATGAGAATCAATAAAAATGGCAGTTTATTGAACTTAGCCAAATGGAATAACAATGGTTCAGGTATTGAAGTTACTTTGCAATTATCAGTAATTGTTAATGCAACCGCTGGCGATTATTATGAATTAACTGTTACTCAAAATAGAGGTGGTTCTCTTGATTTATTAGGTACTGGCGGTAATCCAGGTTGTAATCAATTCGATATCTATTATTTGGGAGCATAAATGGAACTTTGGGAAAAAATTATAGAAGCATATCCAGAAATAAATCCTACAGATAATTTTTTGAAACTAGGAATACATCTAAAAGATGATTCTGACGGCATTGGTGCTTATATTGCTAAATGGGAATATAGCAAGCCAATACCAGAAGGATTAAGCCTAGGCAAACCTAGCGTTTGAGCACAATTTTGAAACAATGTGACAAATGAAACCATGGTTATGCGCAGCTGGGGTGCAGTTAAGAGATCAGGTTGATACCTGGTATCCAGATCGCCGCACTACCAGTGATGGGTGGATTGGTGATGCTCGTCATGCCAGGCGAGCAAACGCCTCAGATCATAATCCAGACAAATCTGGGATCGTCCGAGCCATTGATATTGATTCTCGTTTGGATTCATCCGACCAGCTCTCGATATATTTGGCTGACCAGATCAGGGTTTGTGCTAAAACCGATAAACGCCTATCTTACGTAATCCATAATGGTTTTATTGCATCAAGAAGGTTTGGATTTAAGTGGCGGCGTTACAGGGGCATAAATCCTCACAAGTCACACATACACATTAGCTTTACTAAAGCGGGTGATACAGATTCTAGGCCGTTCGATATACCACTACTAGGGGGCAAAATATGAAAATAACCAAAAAGCAAAAAGCAATACTAAAATCTTACGCACGTTCGGTATTAGTATCTTTCTTAACATTTTTAGCAAGTAATGAATTAGGTTTAGATCCAGCACTGTCTGTAATAGTTGCAGCATTGGCTGGCCCAGCAGCTAGGGCTTTAGACAAATCCGATACGGCTTATGGCCTCGGTGCAGATGCGAAATGAGTCCAGCGGAATGGGCTGGCTTTGGCGCTGGCGTTATGGCCGTGCTATCAGGCGTACTAATCGGATTACGTTTTTTAGTTAAAGGCTGGCTAAATGAGTTACGCCCTAATGGTGGATCTAGTATGAAGGATCAATTAACTAGATTAGAACAGCGTGTTGATGATCTATTTACTATCATAAGTAAGTCATAATTTCAACATGGCTACTAAACGCAAACCAAAGAAGATGGTGCGTAAGCGCAGGACTACTAAAGAGCCTGTCTTAACTAAATTAGATTACTGGGCTATTGCAGCCAATGAGGTATATAAGGCTTGCCGTAAAAATGGCATGGATGAATCTACGGCTTTGGCCTTTGCTATGGATCGTACAAGTTATCCTGATTGGATAGTTGATACTACAGATCCAATAAGAGATCCCCTAGATGATTACGAGGAAGACGATTAAGCGCATAGCGTTTGTATCAGATCTGCAAGTCCCTTTTTTTAATGAAAAATCTGTCAAGTCAGTAGGCCGCTTTTTAGCCAAATGGAATCCGCATAGGACTATCTGCATTGGTGATGAAATTGATCTACCACAGCTAGGCGG